CGTGCTACATCTGTTATACAGCAATATAACAATAGAACAGATGTTATACGAAATCAAGCTTTTATAACAGAATTTAACACGGTTCTCGAATTTTTCCAGGAGACATATGTTTCTATCGCAACTCATACTGATATGCCATCTAATATCCGTTTTATATGCGAGTCGCTTCGAGCTATACAACGTGTTATTGCGTCTCAAGAAAAAACGTTGCGTGCAGAACCTGTTTGGTTTCATTTTGTTGGTCCTTCAGGCAGAGGAAAAACTACATTTGTTGCTAATATGGTGCAAGCTTTGAACCAGATGACTTGTTATGTACACCAAAAGAAACCTGACCAAAAGGAATTTTTTGATGGTTATTGTAATGAGGATATTTTTGTAGAAGATGACATAACAACAGCAGATCAATTACACAAATATTTAAGTTTTGTTTCATGTATTGCCCAACCACTTGAGTGTGCTGCAATTTCATCAAAAAATGTGAAGAAGTTTACATCTAACTTGATTTTTACATCTGGCAATTATATTGCTCCAGGTTTAATTAAAAAGAAAGAAATGCAAGAAACTGCAACTGCATTGCATCGTAGATATTATGCTGTATGTTTTGATGATGTTGTATATGATGGTATTAGTTATCATCCTACAAATAATACTCAACGACCACAGATCAAAGTATATAAATATGATCCTGTTACCAGCAATAACAATCAAATATTTTCCTGTGACCCAAATGATGTTGTCAAATTTGCAAATTTTATTTGTGACACTTACGATGCGAATTACACCACTCGTGCAGCTCGTACGCAAGTACCACCAGTACCACGCCGTTTACTTGGAACACCTCAAATCTTGACCCATTTAATACGTGGCGCTTCATATGCTTTTAATCAGGTTGCAAATTCTCGACCAATTGTATGGACACTTACCCAGTGTTCTGAATTTTTACAACGTTATGTTTATGGGCTTCAACAACCTTTATATGGTGATGATTGCGTAATCTGTCGAGGCCCTTGGGTGGAACCAGCACTGTTAGGGTGTGGACATACTTTTTGTCAAGCGTGCTTGGCACAATGGATTAACGCAAACCATAACACATGTCCTATATGCCGTGAACGTATAAATATCCAAAATGGTGTCAATATTCGAAATTGGGCACAACAAATAACAACAAATATATTCGATGCTGCAGATCAGTTTATTCAAAATCATCCGATAATGGCAGCCATTGCCAATGGTGTTATCGTTGGGTTGTTGACTGGTGCTATTCTTTCTACTGTACATCTTTTAGGAAGTTGGGCCTTACGTAAGGCACGTCCTGTTCAAAAACCTGAAGCAAACATCACTGAATCACATGCAGGAGTTCGTCGTATACAAATTCAGCTTGCAGGAGAACAACAGGTTTACCCATCTAGGCGTACTAGTGAGTTCCCAACCGAATTAGAGCGTGTTCGTAATAATATGTTGTATGCTAGTTTTCATTTTAAAAACGGGGAAATTGGTTGTGGAATAATCACTTTCGTTGATGGTTTGAGTTTTGTATGTCCTGCACATTTTTTGTTACAGCAGGGCGTATTACAGGAGTCGTGTGTTGTTTATGCTGAAGACCAAGAAGGGGCACAACTAATCTCGGGTCAAGAGTTTGTTATTAAATATATCGACATTACGAGTGATGTTGTTGTTATGACTTTTAAATATGCTAATCAACCGAGATTATTTCGCAACATTTCTTCATCTTTTTCTGGTGAGTTGTGCAATCGAGATTTATTTCTTGTAACACCGGACCAAATGTTACCAATTGCTTATCCTACGCGTTTGAAACATGATGTGGGATATTTTGTTTTTGCTGGTAAAACAGTGTGTGCATTAAAAGAACACTCTTATCTTTATCCATACGAAGCTGCCGGACTATGTGGTGCTCTGTTAGTTGACAAGAGTGGTAAAATAATTGCTATGCATGCACTTAAAGAACGTGGTACTAATGCAGGAATTGCTCGTTGTTTTAACCGACAAACTCGTTTGGAACTTATGAAATGTTCAGAAGTAGGTGAGCAACGTAAGTTGAGTCCTATTTCGGCCTTTTTGTTGGAAAATACATCTCTTTATCGTCATGTCCCATCTGAATCCAATATTGTCGAAAGTACTTTGCACGGTGTTTTCCCTGTGGAAAGAGCTCCTGCTCATTTAAAAGGGAAAAATTCTGATGGTGAAAATATTTTAACTAAAGCTGTAGTTAAAAATATAAAGCCAGTTTATTCATGTGATGAACGTGCAATGCAATATGTCGCTTATGCGTTAGATCGCTTTTTAGGTAGCGCACACTATGATTCTTTAACAGACATTGAAGTAATACATGGTGATGGAACAATACCTCGCTTAGATCCGCACTCATCTAGTGGCATTCCATATAATTGTAAAAACTCAGTTTCAATTGACTATGAGCATTCAACTTTTCGTGCTGATGTTGTCGCTAATATTAACAAGATGAAAGCTGAATTTAAACAGAATCAATTTGATAGTAGAACAATTATATTTGGTGACACCCTAAAGGATGAATTACGCGATATTGAAAAGGTTTTCAAACCACGGCTTTTTGCAGCTGGTCCATTACATTTTACAAGTGAATTAAAAAGATTATTTTCAAGACTTGTATATACCATATGTGAACAACGTCTCAACAATGGAATCATGATTGGTATCAATGCTCTTGGATCCGAATGGGATAAGTTTGCAAAAAAGTTACAATCTAAAGGAAGTAAAATCATCCCTGGTGATTTCGAAAATTGGGATGGTGGTATGTTAGCTAGGTTTCAAGAATTAGCAAATTTTGCACTTTCTTCACGTACTGCAGAGCCTGAATATGCGTTATGGTTATTAACGCATTTGATACGTACCACTCGCCTAGTTCTGAATGAAGTAATTGTCACAACTCATAGCGTGCCCTCTGGCCATGCTTTAACTGCTTTTTATAATTCACTCATTAATTTTATGTATCAATGTTATGCTTTTTATTTGTTATGTCCATTTTCTAGTAAACCATTTTCATATATATATGACCAGCA